ACTGCTCCTTAAGAACCGCATACCTGACGTTTTCCTACTATTGAAGAATCGACAGACTATCGACGTATTTCAGAAAACTTAGATGACGCAGATACGCAACAGTATGGCGTACCAGATCGTGTAATTAAAAGTCCTGATAATCGTAAGTTTGGTCTTAGTGCTATACCAGATAAAGTATATCGTATTTGGTTTTATGCTTATACATTACCTATAGAGCTTTCAGCATTTGGAGACGAGACAGTATTTCCAAATACTTACAAACCTGTACTACTGAACAGGGCTAGATATTATATTTATCAATTTAAAGAAAGCCCACAGTTTTCTGCATTTGCTCTTGAAGACTACAAGCGTGGTCTGCGTTTGATGAAGCTAAACTTAATGGAACCAACTCCGGGTTATTTCAAAGATGATCGCATGAGGTTTATCTAATGTCTCAACCGTTTGGTTTATCAGCAAAGGGTGGATTATACACCAGTCTTAACCAACTTGAGATGCTTGCCCAGCCGGGAGTGGCTTCAAAACTAACAAACTTTGAAGTAGACACCGATGGAGGCTATCGTCGTATTAACGGCTTTAGTGTCTTTGGAGGTGCTTCAGCAGTACGTCCTAACAGCGATAATAAAGTACTAGGTATTTTTGTTTACGGTGACGGTGTTATTGTTTGCTCAGGCACTGGTATATTTTTTAGTCAAGACGGAACCTCGTGGATTTCTATAGCTAAACAAGGTGTACATAGTTCTGGTGATAACTACACAACTTTTACAGGCCGTACAGATCTAGCAAGAACTAATCAAGGTCAAGTAAGTTTTTCTTTATTTGAAGGAACCTTTGACTATGGTGAAGTTCTTATTTGTGATGGAGCTAACAAACCTTACTTTTTCAGAATGGAAGGTACAGGTGATTTAACTACCCGTACTTTTTTTGCTGGTGAAATAACAGTAGATAGCACAGCAGCACCTTCAGTAGGCACAATGCACGACCAGCACTTTGTAGTTGCTGGTGCAGGCGGATCAGAAAATACAGTATATTATAGCCACACGAATGATCCTGATAACTTTGTAGGAACCGGGGCAGGCTCTGTAGTCCTAGAAGATCAACCTGTAGGTTTGGCTAGTTTCCGTGATGATTTAATTATCTTTTGTAAAAACAGTATTTTTAAAGTTACAAATATAAATGATTCACAAACAATTGCTGTAACGCCTATTACAAAAAATGTAGGTTGTATAGATGCCAATAGCATTCAAGAAATTGCAGGTGATCTAATTTTCTTGAGTCCTGATGGTCTTAGAACCGTTGCAGGTACAGTACGTATCGGTGACGTTGAGTTGGGAACAGTAAGTAGACCCATACAGCCAACTATTAAATCTATAGCTGCCAACATAAATAATCTTACTATCAGTAGTGCTGTATTGCGTAGTAAGTCTCAATACAGATTATTTTATAGCGCAGATGGCACAGCAAATGCTGCATCAGAAGGTGTTATTGCTACGTTAACTAATGAAGGTTTTCAGTATGCTGAAACCTTAGGAATAAAAGCAACAGCTATAACTTCTGGTTTTGATAATGACGGTATTGAACAGGCTTATCATGGTGATAAAGATGGTTACATCTACAATCATGATACAGGAAGTTCTTTTGATTATGGGGGCACTGCTGCTAACATTACAGCAACTTATCAGACTCCTAACTTAGATTTTGGTGATGTAGGTACTAGTAAGACAATGCGTTATGTACGTTTGTCTATAAGTCCTGAAGGAGCTATACAACCTACGCTACGTGTACGATACGATTATGAAGATCCTATTATTGCACAGCCTTTAGATTATGTTTTAGATAGTATACCTCTTCCTAGTATTTTTGGATCAGGAACTTTTGGCGCTAATGTGTTTGGAGCGCCAGCAGATCCTTTAGTAAGAAAACCAATACAAGGTAGTGGACACACAGTAAGTTTCGTAGTGACAAGTACAGATCAAAAGTCTCCGTACACGGTGAATGGTCTTTACATAGATTACACTCCATCAGGAAGGAGATAATAAATGGCCCAGAGCTATACCAGACAGAGTACATTTGCTGACGGAGATACTATATCAGCATCATTATTTAATAATGAGTACAATCAATTAGTAAACTCTTTTGCTTACTCTTCTAGCAGTTCTGCTACTACAGGTCACAGACACGATGGTACTGCTGGACAAGGTGGTAATATTCCTAAGATTGGTGATCTTGACTTTTTTAACAAGATTGAAGTAGATAGCACTAACAATCGTTGGGGTTTTTATGTTGAAGTCTCTAGCGCAGCGGTTGAACAAATTCGTATTCAAGACGGTGCTATTGTTCCTGTTACTGACAACGACATTGACTTGGGAACATCTTCCCTCCAATTTAAAGATCTTTTTATTAATGGGACTGCCAACATTGATTCTTTGGTACTCTCAAGTGGCTCTACAGTAACAGCTATTCTTGATGAAGATGGCTTAACTTCTAATAGTGCTACATCTTTAGCTACGCAACAGTCTATCAAAGCCTATGTAGACGCACAAGTAACAGCACAAGATTTAGATTTTAGTGCTGACAGTGGTGGTGCTTTAAGCATTGACCTAGATAGTGAGTCACTGACCTTTACAGGCGGCACAGGTATTGATACGTCTGGTTTAGGTAACGCAGTAACCTTTGCAATTGATAGTACTGTAGCAACTCTTACAGGTTCTCAAACTCTTACTAACAAGACTCTTACAAGCCCAGATATTAACGGTGGTACTGTAGACGGCGCAACTATCGCTACGTCTGATATTACTGTAGGGGCTGGTAAAACTTTAGATGTTTCAGCAGGTACTCTAACACTAGCAGACAATCAAATTTCTGGTGATAAAGTAGAAGGCGGCACAATTGCTGCTACGACTATTACAGACTTAACCTTTGGAAGTCTTAATGATGGTGTAATTACTGTAACAGCCTTTGTCGATGAAGACAACATGGCATCTGATAGTAATACGCTTGTACCTACACAGCAGTCAGTCAAAGCTTATGTAGACTCACAGGTAACTGCACAGGACTTAGATTTCCAAGCAGACACTGGTGGTGCCCTTAGCATTGACCTAGACTCAGAGACTTTTACGTTTACTGGTGGTACTGGTATTGATACTAGTGGCGCACTCAACGCTGTAACCTTTGCTATTGACAGCACTGTAGCGACTCTTACAGGCACACAGACGCTCTCTAACAAGACTTTAGCTACTCCTGTGGTATCAGGCAACCTTACTACTGACGGCCTTATAGACGGGCGCGACGTAGCTACAGATGGTGTTAAGCTGGATGGTATTGAGGCTAGTGCAGATGTTACGGATACTACAAACGTAACAGCCGCTGGTGCCTTAATGGATTCTGAAGTAACTAATCTTGCTCAAGTAAAAGCATTTGATTCTTCAGACTACGCTACAGCCGCACAGGGTACTACAGCAGATGCAGCTTTGCCCAGAACTGGTGGAGCCATGACAGGTGCTATTACAACTAATAGTACTTTTGATGGACGTGATGTAGCTACTGATGGTGCTAAGTTAGACGGTATTGAAGCTAGTGCAGATGTAACTGATACAGCTAATGTAACTGCTGCTGGTGCTTTGATGGATTCTGAGCTAACCAGTGAAGCTTCTGTTAAAGCTTTGGATCAGGGCGTAGCTACTACAGACAGTCCTTCATTTACTAACTTAACTTTAAATGGCACAGGATCTGTAAAAGTTCCTGCTGGTACAACGGCTCAAAGAGACGGTAGCCCTGTTGCTGGTATGTTTAGATACAACAGCAGCCTATCACAGTTTGAAGGTTATACAGACGCTTGGGGAGCCATTGGTGGCGGTGGTACTAATACCTTTACTACTGATAGCTTCACAGGCGATGGAACTACTGTTGCATACGCTTTAAGCCAAGCAGTATCTTCTGAAGATAATCTTCTTGTATTTATTGAAGGTGTCTTTCAACAACAAGATGCCTATAGCATTGCTACAGCAGGCGGTGTAACTACACTGACCTTTAGTGCTGCCCCGGCTAATGGTAATAGCATTCTTATTTACTCTGTAGCTGCTGGTGTATCTGGTTCTAACTTGAACATTGATAGCATGACAGGTGACGGCAGTGACACTACACTGACACTTACTATTAACCCTGTTAATGAAAACAACACTCAAGTGTTTATTGATGGTGTATATCAGAATAAGTCTACGTATAGCATCTCTGGAACTACTCTGACGTTCTCTACGGCTCCACCTAATGGTAGTGCTGTAGAAGTTATGACTATGACGCAGACAGATATTAATGTTCCTGTAGATAACAGTATTACATCTGCAAAGCTGTCTGGTGATCTTGTGACTCCCGGTAATTTGGACGTAACGGGTACTGTGACGGCTGACAAACTCGTAAGCGCAAACGGTGTCTTAGAGTTAGACGATAACGGAACACATAACGGCATCATTAACGCACCCGCTTCCCTTTTTATCAACAT